AATTATGGAAATATGTCAACTGTTTATCTTAAAATTTCAGTTTTTATATCCCATTAGCAACTTTGAACCTACAATTAATGTGGTAGGATCACCTTTTTTTGAAAAGCATTTAGGGTTGTTGTCAATCACCCATTGGACAGATTTCCCTAATGACTTATAATTATTGTTAACAAGTCCCCATACTGTATTTCCTTTTTTTACAGTATGATATACGGCTTTATTATCTCCGCTCGTTACTTGTTTTGTGCTTTTTGAAGTAGTAGCTTTTGTTGTAGTACTGCTTTTGGTCTGCACATTTGCTTTATCAACCCAACCATAAACTTTTCCCCCATCATTTGAAATTAAATGATAGGAGTGCTTATTAGTATTGATAATCGTTACTTTACATGTACTTTTTCCCCTGTTTGCCGCAGGCTGAGAAGCAGTTGATGATACATACACGTTTCCGCCTGTAAAAATGACAACATCACCTGTTTTTATAGATGTCGATTTAGGCGTTGTCGATGTCTTATTAGTATTGTTGTTTGATTTTGTTGAGGTTGATTTATATGACGGTTGGGCAATCCTTACAACTCTAAGAGTCATATCAAAATCGCAGCCACCTGCTATAGTGTTCGAGTGGCTGTGGTTAAATGATTGAATTTGCATATTTACAACACTATTTCGTCCAATGTATTTGACTAACGAGCCGTTTTGCATAAGATTTTCAAGACCTACTACTATTGCATTGGCAGGCATGCTCCCTACTTTTACTATTTTGCCCGTCAGGGAAATTTCCTTTGGCGTTTTTCGTATGGTATCCGTAATGTCCAGTCCCTTTTCTACAGGATGTGTTGTGCTTTCAATACCGGACGTAACATTCTCCTCAGTTACATGGACATAATAATTATTTATTAATGCCATTATTATACCTCCCTTACTGTAGCGTTTTTACTTTCATAGCTTGAAAAAGTTTCCTCCAACGCTTCTGAAATCCATTTTTTCACCTTTCTTGCCATTGTTCTATCATCATTTGTTCCGGATATAGTCAGATTAAATGTCGGAGAATATGTGTGATTTTCAGATGTCGTGCTGCGGCTGTAGGTTGCAGGACTTGCAGAAGGAGTGTATCTGTTATTATCATCGGGAATTGCAGTCTGCCCCATTTTATCGGCTGTCTGTTGAATCTCAGGCAATGTACTCTTCATACCGTTAATCTGCCCCAGTCCGGTATATACACCTGTCTTATACAGCTCTCTGGAAGGCGAATGTATATCAAGTGCATTATTCATGGTATTCTTTACAGTCTGGGCGATGGACTGTGCTGTGGATATAAGTCCACCACGTCTGCTTTCCATACCGTTAATCAGACCATTCATTACATTTACACCTGTAGAATACAAATCTAGCCCATCAATACTCGACTTCATTTGAGACATTGTTGAAACAATGCTGACTGACATAGATTGTACTATTATAACAGCCTGTACGCTCATGGTTTTCAAATTAACAATTACAGTAGTTGACATTAACTTTGATATCAAAACAACTGATTTTTGCATTCCCGACATGTGCTGACAAGAAACTTTATTCATATTTGAGAAAGCCAAAATAACTGTTTCAGATATATTTTCCGCACTTTCGCCCATGCTGTCCAAGTTAAAACCGCTTGCAGACGTAACCAGTCCCATCATATTGGTTGTTACAGCTGCTGTTACTACAGGCATAATCAATGAAATGCCCTGCAATAATCCTAAACCGATATTCGTACCAATTTCTGCAAAGACTCGTGATGGGGAATGAACGTCAAATGCCTCTCTAGCTGCTTCTACCAACTCTTGGCAGGTCATATTAGTTGTATCAATGACATTGCCGTTTTCGTCTGTCATGCCTTGCAAAAGACCTGCTAATATCTGTTTACCTGTTTCCTGAAGTTCTGGCGGTAAATTCTCAAATGGCGTAAGTATAGTATCCGCCTGCTGTTTCAAGTCATCGGAAACAGTTACCCCCTTATTTTTAGCTTCGTTAAGAGTCATAAAATAATTATTCAATGATTGTGCTGATTGATTGTCAAGGTTTAAAAACATATTAGTAATATCTTTAACCATAAGATCGGCATTAGCAGATGCCTCGTTATATTTTTGAATTCCGCTAGCAGAAGTATCTGCTATTGTTTTATCCATTATATCCAAATCTTTTTTATAACTGTCAGACTTTTGTTTCAATATGTCAAAGTTAAAATCTGCTTTTTCTACAAGCTTATTAGATTGCTCCAAGGCTTGGTTATAAGTATAATCACGTGATTTGGCTGATTCTGCTAAAAGTTCATTTTCCTGCCGCATTGATTCCAAAAGCTCATTATCTTTTCTGGCTTGCCACTGTTTTAATGCTTCACTTTTAGCTTGACCTGTAAGATTTTCATTTTCTACGATTGACTTTCGTTCTACAGCATAAAGACTATTAATAGTGGCTTGTCTTCCTTCAAATTCTTCTTTAATCGCACTAATGCTTTGATCATATGCTTCGTCCGTACTTATTAATAAATCTGCAATTCCTTGCTGATCTAAATTGCCGCTTTTAAGCTTTAAGTCTAATGTAGTAAATTGGCTCATCTGCTGCTCTCTGTATATAGAAAGTTTATCATCTTCCAACATTTGCAGCTCTTGCATATATCCTCGAATATTTTCTAAGTCTTCATCACGCACACCCTTTTGGTCTCGCATAGCAGTTGTTAACGCATCGGTAATTTGTTTTTCTTTGTCTGCTATTTGAGTATCAATATCACTCATAAAATAACCATTCGCCGATATTGTTTTATTTATGTCAGGCAATGTTACCTTTGCATTGTCAAATGCATCACGCATACTATGAATACTTCCGGTAACTTCATCAATATGCTGTTTCAGCATATCGGTATCATCTTTACCTTTAGAAAACTTTTTGGATAATAGTGTAAGTCCTCCAACCAATAACCCAATAGCCGAAACTACTTTTATTATTGGATTAGCATTCATGGCAAGGTTAAACAATTTTGTTGCAGCCGTTGCAATTTTTGTTTTTGCCGCTTGAAGTACAAGTAGTGTATTATGTACTTTAGTCACAGTATTTACCGCCGCAACAGCGACCTTGTATGCAATAAATCCTTTTGCAAGTGCTTCTATTACATCAGCCTTTGCACATGCTTTTATAATTTTAGCTATAAATTTAATCAAATCGGGAAGTTGCTTTAATAATGGTTTTACCGATTCAAATAGTTCCCTGAATACGTCCAATAAAACAGGTAATGCCGCTGTTGCAAGTTCAAGCATTGCTGTCAATACCTCGCCAAACGCTTCGGCTAACGGAGGTAACAAGCCAACTATCGTATTAATAATATCTGAAAACAATCCCTTGTTATTAGATAAAATTTCGGAAAACGTTGAAATCGCATTCTTTATGGAATCAAATACCGTTACTGCAATATTTTTTAAATCTGTCAATGCAGTACCGCCGTTTGCACTGTCATTTTTTAAGGCATTAAACAAAATACCAAACGCCACAGTAACCAATGTCAATGGATTCAAAAGTTCGCTTAACGCTGAAATTATTTTTGTAAATTTACCAGCTGCTACAATTCCTCCCATGGCTGCTGCAATTCCTTTTGCCGCACCTATAAAAGTTTCTTTGTGAGAAACAACAAAGTTAATGGCTTCAATGAGTTTATCTAATAACGGTGATGTGCCCTTAAGCTTATTTAATCCGCTCATGCCGTCCTTTAATGAAGCTATAGCTTTAATAGCAAATTCAGCACCCTGTTCTATTTTATTGAAAAGCGGTACGCAAATCTTTTCGGCAAAGTTATTAATAACTTCACCCATGGCGGTAACATCTTCTTTGTTAGACTTTCTGAAATCTCTGAATTTCTGTATTGCGGGCTGCAAACCACTGGCGATTCCCTCACCAAGCGGTAAAAATATACTGTTTGTAGCAAATGATTTTAAGCTTGTCAGCATATTACCGAGATTGTTTGACAGTTTCTCCATCGTACCGTCATAACGGCTGAATATTTTTTCAACCTCAGTCCACGTTTGAGTTATGTCCTCTCCAGATTCTGCAAGTTTTTCAATCTTTGTTCTATCCTCACCGGAAATAGCACCCATTTCCTGTAATCGTGAAGTCATTTCGCCTACTGTACGACCTGATTTCATGGCGTCATACAATCGCCCAGTCCACAAAGCCACATCTTCAAATTGCTGTCCTGTTCCTGCCGCAACATCACCGATTATTCGTAAGCTGTCTCCTGTGGAAAGCGCATCACCTGTAAACACTTGCAATTGCTTACTAGCCGCAAAGATTTCATCACGAGTAAACGGTGTCATACCTGCAAAATCAGTTAATTCACTTACACGTTCATTCGCCTTTTCTGCACTGCCAAGAAGAACCTCAAATTGTGAAGTAATATTTTGACGGTCAACTACAATGCCCACTGACTGCTGTACGACAGCGCCCGTTGCAACACCTGCAACAAGACTTTTTATGTTGAACAACTTTGAAGTTATAGAATCTGCGGCACTGCTTATATTACTAGCCACAGATTTAATTTTACTTCCAACATTACTAAACGCAGTTTTAATATTTGAAGCTACTTTTTGCGCACCTGAACCCAAGCTTTTAAATCCGGATAAAACAGAACTTGTACCGGATTTTATACTTGACAAGCCGGATTTTATTTTATCAAAGGTTATGCTTTTTATAGATTTTTTTATGCTCTGAAACCCGCTTATAGTTTTTTCAAACCCGACTTTTCCGATACTCTTCAAGGCAGTGACAAAGCCTTTTGCGCCTGTTTGACCTCTTGATAATGTCGAGTACATCTCTTTGATATTGCTCGTCAAATTTGACATCTTGGTTTGCGCTAAATTTTTAATTTTACTTGCTGTTTCAGAAATCTCGTTTTTAATGCTTGAAAATCCGTTTTTTACAGTACTCAGCGGATGAGCAATTGTACTGCCAAAAGATTTAATATTATCTTTAAGAGCTGCGATTCTTTCGTCAAATCTTTCGATAGATTCAGTAATACCAGAAAACTTCTTGACCGATTCTGTTGCCTGTTCTGAACTACTTTTCAATTCACTGTCGATTTTATACATTCTGTCTAAATGTATTACCTCTGCGCCGTGTAATGCTCTATCAATAGGTGCTTGCATAATAAGGACTCTGTCCTGACTTGTAAGCTTACCTTCTGACCTGTAAATCTGATTTTCACTGTGTGCCATTATTGCTCCGTGAAGCGTATGCTCTGTTTTTTCACCTTTTACATACTCGCCGCTGTCATCATAACTGCCTTCGCTTTCGCAAATTACCTTAAAATCGGTACTGTATTGTTCTATCAGACTGCTGAAATCAAAATACTGCATTTACTTTGTCCTCCATGAGATTCCATTAATCATACCGCCAGTATCATTAAGAGGGTTAGAACTACCTTTTTGATCCACTGTATATGGATGATTAGGAGGGGTGGACAAACTGGCAGCATATTCTTTAATATGTGTTGCCATTTGTTCTCCAACCCAGTCAATAAGCTTATGACTGCTCATTTCGCCACTTATCACCTGTGATATGACTTTTTCTGTCATATTAAGTATTTCATCAATGCATTCATCATGTCCGCTTCTTAAAAACGAACGCTCTGGAATTTTAATTACTGACGTGCTTTTTTTGAGATGTAACCCCTTGCTATGCAAATACGCCCTCATTTTAGGAGTTACTTTTATATTACACCCATACTCATGTATACCTGCAAGCCATGCGTGATCACCGTTAAAACAGCCAACCTCAATCCTTTTGCCATTCACATTAGATATGTTTTTTAACATGTCCTTAGTAATATCAAGCTTGGTTTTATATTTAACCTTTACTGCCATCTGTTTACTGCTCCCACAAACTTGACATCTGAAATCAAGTCATC